AGAGCAAAACAATGGAGACATTGTATTTGTAGCAACTACAGTCGGTGACTATAAAGTTATGGCTGAAGATATGCAAGAACTCAAAAGATATATCAAACAGTTGGGAGAAGTTGTAATCTATTATAGAGATGTAACTATGCCTAATGGCGAAAAAGGTGTAGGTGTAGGAATACAAAAACCTGAAGCTGTGTCTGATATTCGTGGATAAATTTTTCAATTAATCGTTTACAAATCGCAAGATTTGTGGTATAATATATATTATTATGAATGCAACAACTACAATAAATGTAACAAAGCGTGACGGAAGTGTTCAGTCATTTGATTTAGAAAAAGTACATAGAGTTTTAGAATGGGCAGTTGAAGATATAAGTGGAGTCTCTATGTCAGAGATAGAACTTAAATCTAATATACAGCTCTATGATAAAATTCCTGCTTATGATATACATGAATTACTCATCAAATCAGCCGCTGAACTTATATCAGATCATACACCAAACTATCAATTCGTAGCAGCAAGACTTATAAGTTATAAGTTACGTAAAGAAGTGTATGGTGATTATCAACCTTGGTCACTATTAGAAATAATCAAAAAAAATGTTGAACGTGGAGTATATGATAAAGATATACTTGAAAAATATACTGAAGACGAAATAAACGAATTAAATGACTATATCAAACATGATAGAGATGATAGCTTTACTTATGCTGGTATGGAACAATTTCGTGGTAAGTATTTAGTTCAAGATAGAAGAACAAAAGAAATATACGAAACTCCTCAAATATTATATATGATGATTGCTGCAACGTTGTTTGCAAAGTACACAAATGATAGACTAAAATATGTCAAGGAGTATTACGATGCGATATCGCAATTTTATATATCGTTACCGACGCCGATTATGGCGGGAGTCAGAACACCAACCCGTCAATTTTCGTCTTGCGTACTTATTGAGTCTGGGGATAGCTTGGACTCTATCAATGCTACTAGCACTAGTATTGTTAAGTACATAAGTAAAAAAGCAGGTATTGGAATCGGTGCAGGTTCAATTAGAGCATTAGGTGCAAAAATAGGAGATGGTTCAGTTGTTCATACTGGTCTTATACCATTTCTAAAATATTTTCAATCAGCTGTAAAATCATGTTCTCAAGGTGGAGTACGTGGTGGAGCAGCTACAGTTTATTTACCCGTATGGCATTATGAATTCGAAGATCTTGTAGTACTTAAAAATAATAAAGGTACTGAAGAAACAAGAGTTCGTCACATGGATTATGCATTTCAATTCAATAAACTCATGTATGAAAGACTTCTTACTGGTGGAAACATCACTTTCTTCGATCCAAACGATACACCAGGATTATATGATGCTTTCTTTGCTGATCAAGATAAGTTTAAAGAACTATATGAAAAGTACGAAAGAGCTCATAGTGTTAGAAAGAAATCATTACCAGCACTTGAAGTATTTCAACAATTCTTAACTGAAAGAAAAGATACAGGTAGAATATATCTTATGAATGTTGATCATGCAAATGAACATGGCGCATTTGATCCAGAAGTTGCTCCAATACGCATGAGTAATTTATGTTGTGAGATTGATTTACCTACAAAACCACTAAATAGTTACGATGATAGAGAAGGAGAAATATCTCTTTGTACTCTATCAGCAATCAATTGGGGACTTATAAATGAACCATCTGAATTTGAAAAATACTGTGATCTTTCTGTCCGTGCTCTTGATGAGTTACTTGACTATCAAGGGTATCCAGTCGCCGCTGCTGAAAGAGGTACGATGGGCAGAAGGCCTCTTGGTATTGGGATTATAAACTTAGCATATTTCCTTGCAAAAAGAGGACTTAAATATGATGAATCAGCATATAAGATTGTTGATGAGTATGCTGAAGCATGGTCATATTATTTAATAAAAAGTTCAGCAAACCTTGCAGTTGAAAAAGGAAAATTGATATATAATAATGATACGAAGTACTCTAAAGGAATACTTCCGATCGATACTTATAAAGAGGCGATAGATACATTAGTAGCGAATAGAGAACGCTTACCGTGGAAAGAGTTAAGAAAACAACTCAGAGATACAGGTATCAGAAACTCTACGTTAATGGCATTGATGCCTGCTGAAACAAGCGCCCAAATTAGTAACAGTACGAATGGTATTGAACCACCAAGAGCTTTGGTATCGTACAAACAGAGTAAAGATGGAGTGATGGCTCAAGTTGTACCTGGTTATCATCATCTTAAAAATAAATACGATCTCTTATGGGATCAAAAAACACCAGAAGGATATTTGGCAATATGCGGAATCTTACAAAAGTATATCGACCAAGGAATATCTGTAAATACATCTTATAATCCAGAACACTTTGAAGATAACAAGGTGCCTATGTCTGTGATGGTTAAAGATTTGGTGACAGCTTATAAGTATGGATTAAAACAATTATATTATTTTAATACGTTTGATGGTGCTGGAGAATTAAAAGAAGATGAACATCATACGTATGATAGTGGTACAACCACAATAGTAGATGATGAGGACTGTGAATCTTGCAAGATTTAAGAGAAAAGATAGAATTAAGAATGCAAATCCTTGAACAAATGATGAATAGGAATATGCATATTAAAGATCCTGAAACAGTATTACAATTTTTTGATAGACTTAATTATTGTTGGAGTGTCCTAAACGAAGAAGATAGAGACTTTATACATGGAGCGCAATTTGCTCTAGAAGAACAAATGGAATGGAATATAGATGGGAATACTGACCAAGAATAAAAAATCACATTTAGAACGTAATATGTTTTTTGATGAGAGTGTAGACATCGCAAGGTACGATCAAGTTAAATACCCTCAAATAGAAAAGATTACAGATAAACAATTAGGTTTCTTTTGGAGACCTGAAGAAGTTGATGTGTCTAAAGACAAGAAGGACTTCCATGAACTCACAGAACATGAACAACATATATTCACGTCTAATCTCAAAAGGCAAATACTATTGGACTCTGTTCAAGGTAGGGCCCCGAACATTGCTTTCTTACCTATATGTTCGTTACCCGAAATTGAAAACTGGATTGAAACATGGTCATTTTTTGAGACAATTCATTCTCGGTCTTATACTCATATTATACGTAACATATATGCTGATCCTAGTAAAGTCTTTGACGAACTCTTAGATGTAAAAGAAATATTAGAATGCGGTAACGATATTGCATATTACTATGATGATTTAATCAATAATAATAACGGACCAACAAATAAAAAAGAACATAAAAGATCTTTATACATGTGTTTGTTAAGTGCGAACGCTCTGGAAGGTATACGTTTTTACGTGTCTTTCGCCTGCAGCTGGGCGTTTGCCGAATTAAAAAAGATGGAAGGTAATGCAAAGATAATTAAATTTATTGCAAGAGATGAGAATACACATTTAGCTGGTACAACAGTAATGTTAAAAAGACTATTAGAAGAAGATCCTCAAATGCAGAAGATTGCAAAAGAACAAGAACAAGAAGCAATAAATTTATTTACAAATGTAATAGAACAAGAAAAGGCATGGGCAGAATATCTCTTTAGAGATGGTTCAATGATTGGTTTAAATGAATCAATATTAAAAGACTATGTGGAATGGATTGGTTGTAAACGAATGAGAGCAATTGGTCTTCCATGTCCATACACAGTTCCTCAGATGAATCCACTGCCTTGGACGGAAAAGTGGATATCTGGAGGAAACGTACAGGTTGCACCACAAGAAACTGAAATAAGTAGTTATGTGGTTGGTGGAGTAAAACAAGACGTAGATGATAATACTCTTAAAGGTTTAAGCTTGTGAAGGAAGAAAAGATTCTACAAGTTGTTAACCTATCTCCATCAGAAGCATGGGTTGAAAAATTACATGATGTACATCCAATGAAACAAGTTGCGGTAGCTTCTGTAATACAAATTTGTGTATTTGGATTTATGTTATTAATGTTTAAAATTATAGGATTATGGACGGGGTAATATTAATAGCAATAATGATACCAAGTATTGTTGCCTTATTTACATTCTTAGTAAATTTAAATGAAGACAATGGTACTAAAGGTATCGAAAAGAAACCTTATTATGGCAAATATTCAGGTAAGGTTTATACTGCAAAAAAAGACAGGGAGAAATATTTAGTATGATAGAGATATACGGAAAAGATAATTGCCCATATTGCGATATGGCAAAAAACTTATGCGAACAAAAAGGACTCGATTACGAATATAAGCAACTAGGAACTGATTTTGATAGAGATGAAATGCTATCAACATTTCCAGGAGCAAGAACATTTCCACAAATTATTTTAGATGGTCAAAAGATTGGTGGATATACTGAATTAAAAGAGTTGACTAGCGTAGAGTTATGATATTAGAATGCGAATATTGTTATTCACGTATTGTAATAAAACCAGATGATAGAGAACTTAAAATAAATTTCTGTCCTCATTGTGGTGAACCTACTGATGATGATGCTGACGAGTTAGATTTTAATGAATGATTGGATATATCAAGGATTAAAGTTTACTCCTGATGAACCTTTTACTTACGAAAGATATGGAAATGAATGGTATGGGTTTGTCTATTGTATTACTCATAGAGGAACTAATCGAAAATATATCGGAAAGAAGTTCTTCTGGTCTAAAAAAACTTTACCTATAACAAAAACTCGTAAAAGAAGAAAAATCACTTATGTTGAATCAGATTGGAGAACCTACTATGGCTCTAATAAACATCTGAATGAAGAATTAGAACAACACGGAAAAGAATTCTATCATAGAGAAATACTACATCTCTGTAAAACTAAAGGAGAATGCGCCTATATGGAAACAAAAGAACAGTTTGATCGAGAAGTTCTTTTGAAAGACGAATACTACAATGGAATTATTAATTGTAGAATAGGTGCAAAAAGTTTAAAAAACTTGTTTACAAATGACTAAAAGTATGGTATAATATATACTAACATGGCAAAAATACTAAAGTTTCCTACACGTAAGGAACTCGAAGAAAAAGAATCGATTAAAACACTTGATAATTACAGTGATAATTGTATAGATGGCGCGCACTTTTTACTCGAAGTCCTTGAGGAATTTATCAATACCGGTCAGGTACATCCAGATTTCTTAGATATGAATTTTAGAGACGAGACAGTACAAGAGTCTCGAGATATGTTTGTTGTTGTTAATATGATAAATGCAATGTTTCAAAGATACTATGGTATGCCTCATCGTTTACATAGAGAGATGGACAGATCTTATATTGCCGTAAAAAAATTGATTGAGCTCAATGAAAAAGCTCAAGAAGAACTCGATGATTTCGATATAATATTTACTCCGGAGGAGCCTGATGATACTGATTGATTATAGCCAAATTGCTATTAGTAATATAATTGTACAAAAATTAAATGATGAAGATATGATAAGACATATGATACTGAATAGTATACGTATGTACAATAAGAGATATCGTGAACAATATGGCCAATTGGTTATATGTGCAGATGGTATGAATACATGGAGAAAAGAATTCTATCCATTCTACAAAGCAAGTCGTAAGAAGAATCGTGATGAATCAAGTCAAGATTGGACTGAAATCTTTAGAATTCTACATCTTGTAAGAGATGAAATAAGAGACTATTTGCCATATAAAGTATTACATCTTGAAGGAGTAGAAGCAGATGATATTATTGGTACACTTACTATGCAAACACAAGAGTTTGGTATGGATGAACCAGTTATGATTGTATCCTCAGATAAAGACTTTATTCAACTACAAAAATTTAAAAATGTAAAACAATTCAGTCCAATACAAAAGAAGCTTGTGACTGATGACAATCCAAGAACATACTTATTTAATCATGTTATGAGAGGAGATAGTGGTGATGGTATACCTAATGTTCTCTCAGCTGATGATACATTTGTATCTGAAAAGAATCAAAGTCCATTACGTCAAACTAAAATTAATGAATGGTTAGAGAGTGCAGATAACCTAAGAGAAGTAATGGATGAAGATACATATAGGAATTATCAAAGGAATAAAAAACTTATAGATTTAACTGATATTCCTGAAGATGTACAACAAACTATTATAAATAATTTTAATGGGCAAGCAAAAACGCCAAATATGAAAGTACTAAATTATTTAATAAAGAAAAGATGTAACAATTTGATTGAAGTCGTGGAGGAATTTTACAATGGCTAAAAAATTATTAACTGAAGTTTTATCAGAAGCTTCAAAACTTAAAACCAAACCAGAACGAGTCTCGTTTCTGCAGAAAAATAGATCACCAGCACTTATGGATATACTCAGAGTAGCATACGATGATGATATCGTATCAATGTTACCAAAGGGTGCACCTACATATCGTAAAGATGATGCTCCAGCTGGTCATGAATTTACAACATTACATAGAACACATAGAAGATTTAAATACTTCTTTAAAGGTCCTGTAGCGCAACAAACACCAGCATTACGAAGAGAAGGAATGTTTTTAAGCCTATTAGAATCTTTAAATGGAGATGAAGCTGAATTGCTCGTAGCGGCGAAAGATAAGTCGCTAAAATATAAAGGTATCACGAAAAAATTGATTCAAGATACCTTTCCTAATTTGATTAAAAAGTAAGGAGGTGATCAACATCTATACTTATATTATGATAATATTAAAATTAATTAACAACATTTGGAGAATGCCTATGAGTTTTATTCAAATTGAAAGACTGAAGAAAGATATTTCTGAAGCACAATATTATCAAAAAAGATTAATTAAAAAAGGGAAGCATGTATTAGCTTATAAAATGGGTAAAAAGATTGATTACATGTCTCACATGTTGAATGACATAAAAGCAGTTTAGGAGGAACAGGCCGAGAGGCCGTATACGGCCTCTCATTTTACATTATGAATTTGTTTATATTAGATAATGATCCAGTGAAAGCAGCGCAAATGCAATGCGATATTCACGTTAATAAAATGATTGTTGAGTCAGGTCAAATGCTCTCAACAGTTCATCGAATGCTTGATGGCGCGATGGAAAGAAGACTCTCTAAGTCAGGTAAAGTAAGAGTACAATACTGGAAACTTAATGATGAGAGAGAAGATATACTTTACAAAGCATGTCATTTTAATCATCCATGTACTATATGGTCAAGAGAAAGCGATGCAAACTATCAATGGCATTATGAACATTTTATTGCTCTTTGTAAAGAAAAAGAATATCGTACAGGAAAGGTACATTTGACTTATACAAAATTACATGAAGTACTTAAAACTCCACCAAAAAATATTCCTATAGGTTCAATGACACCATTTAAACTTGCAATGAAGAGTAATCCAGAATGTATCTTTGAAGATGCAGTACAATCTTATCGAGCATTCTATCAAACAAAACAACATAGATTTAAAATGAATTGGACAAAACGTAACGTACCAGAGTGGTTTGTATATGCCTAGTTATAAATTTTTAGAACATAGATATACCTTTAAAGGAAACTTTGCTTATGCAGCTGACTGTATACGACATTCATTAGATATGCTAGGTTATACAGAATCAGAAACTGAAGAAGCAGATCTCTACATTTTCAATCATACATGTAGAGATTTAGAACCTGATATGCCAGAGAATTCTATTATCTTTAAACCAACAGCTCCAACCAGTAAACATTTTCAAATATGTGATTTAGGATATGCAAATTCTTCTGATATTACTTTTGAAGAACCAATGTATGAATGGAAAAAGGTTCATGATTATGAATGGAATGAAGTACAAGATTTAATACAAAGAAGAGCAAATAAGTGGGATGATTCCATTATGCTCAAATGGCCTGATGCAGAAAATGTAAAAGAAGATCATATATTAATCATAGGTCAAATGCCAGAAGATGAAACAGTAATGGGATTTGGTTTTGGTGATCATTGGAAAAAGATGTGTATGATTGTCGACAAATTAAACGATAGAGATAATCTTGTTATTAAATTACATCCAAGAATACGTAAAGCATCACATCGTATACGAGATATAAATAAACAAATAGAAATTTGGAAAGAAGCTGGTCATCAAGTATTTAGTGGATATGAATCAATTCATAGCGTATTACCACATACAAGAGTAGCAATTACAGAAAATAGTACTGCTGGAATAGAATGTATGATGCATGATGTACCTATTATTTCTTATGGATATCCAGACTATCATTGGATTACAAAAGATTTAAGAATTCTTACAAGACTTAATAAACATGTAGATGATTTATCTTGGTGGAATATATCTAATAGTAGAAAGTTTTTATTATGGTATATGTTTGAATACTTATGCTATGATATACCATCAACAATGAAAAGATTAGAGGAATTAATATAATGCCAATATATGAATTTATGAATGAAAATACTGGTGAAGTTGAAGAACATATAATGAAACATTCAGAACAAGAACAGTTTCTTAAAGACAATCCACATTTAAAACGAGGTATATACACTGCACCAGGAATAGATTTTGATGGTGGTAAAGGAATGCTTCAAAGAGCTGGCGATGGTTGGAAAGAAGTTCAAGATCGTATTAAAGGTGGTATGCCTCCAAGATTGCGTGATAATATCAAGACTAAATAATGCAAAGACCAAGTAGACTTAGAAAAGAACATTTAAGAAAATTAGAACCTTTAACCAAGAATCAAGAGATTGTATTTGATTCATATGATAAAGGTAATCATCTTATATTGTCTGGTTCCGCTGGTACTGGTAAAACATTTCTTGCAACTTATTTAGGTTTATCATCAGTACTTGGAGATGAAAGACAAGATAAAGTTGTAATCGTAAGATCAGCATTACCAACAAGAGACATGGGATTTCTTCCTGGTGAAAAGGAAGAGAAAGAAGCAGCATATATGGACCCATATATTTCTATTGTGAATGAACTCTTTCAAGATAAAGAAGCTTGGAAAAAGATGGTTCAATTTAAACATGTTGAGTTTCTTACCACATCTTTTATCAGAGGTATTACAATACAAGATGCAGTTGTCATAGTTGATGAAGCTCAAAACTGTAACTTTCATGAACTTTGTAGTATTATAACAAGACTTGGAGAAAATTGTAGATTCATATTGTGCGGAGATTATTATCAAAGCGATTTCGTAAAGCAAAATGAAAAAAGTGGTTTATATTCATTTATAAATATCATTAATAATATGAAATACTTTGATCATATTGAGTTTGAGTGGAGTGATATTGTAAGAAGTGGATTGGTAAGAGATTTTATTATGACTAAAGAAATGTTAGAGAAAAAAGAATTATGAAATTTGTACATGAACCCGTTGATCTTGGTTATAATGATCTTGAAGCAGTTACAGGAGATAAAGGTAGATTCTATACCGATCCTGAAGGAAATAAATACGCATCAGTTACAACTGTTCTTTCAATACTTTCAGAAGAAGCAATACAAGCGTGGCGTGCGCGCGTAGGCGAAGAAGAAGCAAATCGTATCTCTCAACAAGCGAGTTCTCGTGGAACAACAGTTCATAATATAATCGAAAAATATGTAGCAAACGATCCTGAATATATTAAAGACGAAATGCCTCATAATGTACAAACATTTAAAGATGTTCAGCCCATATTAGATGATTGTGTTACTAAGGTATATCAACAAGAAGCTCCTCTCTTTTCAAAACATTTAGGATTAGCAGGAAGAGTGGATTTGGTTGGCCAATGGAATGGAGTAAACTCTATTATTGATTGGAAGACATCAAGAAAATTTAAAAAGAAAGAATGGATATCTAGTTATTTTATGCAGTGCGCAGCTTATGCGATTATGTGGGAAGAAAGAACTGGAATGCCAATTAAACAATTAGTAGTATGTATTGCAGGTGATGAAGGACCACAGGTCTTTATTGAAGATCGTGATAATTGGACAACAGATTTAATAAATACTATTAACGAATATAAACGTAGAAAACTCTTTGGGAGATAGAAATGGCAAGTAATTATAGAGGACGAATTTTAGATACTGTAAAACAACATGCAAAAGCACATGTTGAAAAGCATCTTATGAATGTCGAAGTTTTAGTGGGATCGCATGTTGGAGTAGCAGAACATCCAGATCTTATTGAAACCGTAGAAAAAGAGCTTATGGAAGCAGCTAAATACCAAGACGTATTAGACATGCTTAAACAAGTCAGTTAAGCAAAAAATCTTATAAATAGATATTTACAACTAACACAAAATGTGGTATAATATCTATTATGTACAGTTTTAGCGAGTTTTTAACAGAGGGAAATAAAGGTCTTACGATATTTGATATCGATGACACTATGTTTACTTCAAAAGCTCGTGTAAGAGTACTGAATAAAAAAACTAATAGAGTAAAAGAACTTACACCACAACAATACAATAGTTATAAACTTGGTAAAGATGAAGAGTGGGATTACGGTGAATTTAAATCATCAAAGATATTTTATCAAACAGCTACTCCAATTGCAAGAATGGTAGCAAAGGCAAAAGCTATAATTAAAAATGCTACTGCAAAAGGTTCAAAGGTTATTGTAGTAACTGCAAGAGCAGATATGGACGATAAAGATCTCTTTATTAAAACATTTGAAGCTCATGGTATACCAATGAAAAATGTATACGTTGAAAGAGCTGGTAATATGGGTGGTAAGAATAGCGCAGCAAATAAGTCTATCATCTTTAAAAAATATTTAAAGACTGATGAATATGCAAGAGTAAGACTTTTCGATGACCACAAAGAAAATTTGGATGCTTTATTAGATTTAAAAAGAGAGTTTCCAAATGTTGAAATGTTTGCTTATTTAGCAAATAAAAATGGTAATGTTAAAAGAATTAAGTGATATATAATAAATTAAAAAGTGCAGCTTACGGCGAAGGTAGAAGATATTTTAGATGGTGGTTGCAGTGGAGTGGGAGAAGATAATGCCAACAAAATTAGGTAAATCGCATACAACAATAGATCGAGCTACTAAAAAAGCTACAACAGTACATCCGTACATAAAAGGATTTAGTAAAACAGAATTAATCGAAAAATATAATAATTCAAGTACTCGTCCTAAGGATAAACAAAAAATCAAAAATGAACTTGTACGTAGAGGAGGTGTTGTTTTTGAGTAAGCAAGCAAAATATAGAGAACAAACATACGGTTTAAGTAATTATCGTTTAGGTTTACGAAAGAAAGAAAGGAATCGCAGACTCATAGGATTAGGAGTTGCTGTGGCCTTTTTAATTATTGCTGGATACTTATTTCTAAATAAATAATGAAAAATAAAAATGATATAACCGGTGATTTAATTAAATCAAAAACTGGTGGGCAAAAAGCCTATGCTGATGGTTGGGAAGCTATCTTTGGTCAAACAAAGGTAAGAAAAAAGACTCCAGACCATGGTAAAACTCAAATACATAAAGATAAAACTAAAGAGGTACCTAGACATTATAAATATAATAATATA